AGGCCCGCGGCGCGGTTGACGGCGCGGGCGTCTGCCGGGTGGGGCGGCGGCTCTGGATCAGGCGGCGGGCGCTGCTCATCCGTCTCTCCGTTGAACGCGCCGGCTGCCAGCAGCTCGGCCAGCCGGGTCAGTTTCCCAGCTTGGCCTTTGGGCCGATCGCCTCGAGGTAGCGCGCGAGAACCAGGCCCGGGATCTTGCCGATCACCTCGTAGAGCGCGTCGAGGGCCTGCTGCCCAGCAGGCGGCGACTTGCCCTCTTCGTCCACCACCGGCGGCTCGCCGATCCAGGCCACCATGCGCACCTTGGCGTCCTTCGACAGGAAGTCGCCGACGGTGACATCGCCGGTGGGCTCCTTCACGCGATCGGCCTCGGCCTTGAACCCGAACTCGCGCTCGGTGCCGTTGTCGTTCAGCGTCCAGCGGACATCGAAGGCGACGCGATTCGAGACGACCAGCTTGTAGGCCATCGCTCAGGCCGTGAAGCTCGTGAAGATGCCTTCCATCGAGACCGACACGCGGCGGCGCAGGATGCGGTCGAAGATGGGCAGCGACGAACAGGAGACCGTGCCGTAGGCGTAGCCGTAGGTGGGGCCGCCCAGCACGAAGCGGAAACCGAGTTTCGCCTGCGCTCTGGAAGCGGCCAGCAGCAGCGACTGGTCGGTGCGGCTGTCGTCGAAGCCGAGAACCATCTCGAAGCTCGAAGGGTTGAACCCAGTTGCGATGCGCACGCCGTTGCGCTTGTCGAACGGAGAAAGCTCTTCGTAGCGCGCATCTCCACCGCTGGGCGTGATTTCCAGGATCTGTCCCAGCGCCTGCCAGCCGCTGATCTTGTAGGCGTTGCCGGTGTCGGTGCCGGCCGGATAGAACGTCGTGTTCGACGTGTCGTAGCCGGCGAGCTCGAAGGTGTCCGTCGTCTTGTTGGTGACGCGGAAGATGCTGTAGTTGAAGTCCTCCCAGTCGGTGACCAGCAGCACCTCGTCGGTGTTGTTGTAGCCGTGGGCGGTGGCCGTCACCACGCCCGGGTCGGCGTTGGTGATGTTGCTGATCGCCTTGGCGGACGCCAGGCCCGTCGTGATGGCGAAGGAAGAGCCGACGAGGGAGAGGTAGGACATGGCTGTCGCTCCTGGGGGTCAGAGGAAAGTGGTGGGGTCGCCGAGCGGCGTGATGTAGAAGGCCTCGAAGACCTGCACGCCGCGGCGGATGGGCTTCTCGCCCTCGTTGCCGTTGCTGTCGGCCGAGGTGTAGGCGCGCGGATGCACGTGCTTGACGCCGGCCAGGTCGCCGGAGTCGAACGCGGCACTGATGGCGGCCTCGACCTCGGCGCAGAGGTCGTCGCGCGCGCCGGCGGCGTTGCTGGACTGCTGCACCTCGGAGATGACGACGAAGCGGTAGCTGCGCGCGACATCGGCCACGGTGCCCAGCGCGTTGATCTCCTGCGTCTCGGTGACGCTGCTGTCGCTGTAGTTCGAGCCGAAGTCCTCGACGACGAGCGCCGGGAAGGTGCTGCGCGGGTTGTACGGGTGGTCGAACACGCGGGTGCCGGCGGCCGTGCCGGCGCCGGCCAGCGCGGTGACCACGGCTTCGCGGATGGCGCGGCGCGCGTGCGTCATGCCGACACCTCCAGCCGCAGCACGGCCAAGCCGGTGCCGTCTGGCTCGACGTTGCGGATCACGTAGGTGTCGGCGCCGTCCACCAGCTGCGTGGTGCCCTCGACCACGCCGTCGGCATCGGCCGCGGCGCAGACGAAGGTCGGGTCGGTGGTGGCGATGCCGGCGACCTCGTGGTAGCCGCGCTCGAGCAGGCCCAGCACGTCGGCGCTACCGATCTGCACCTCGGTGCCGAACTCGGTGGCGTCGAAGAAGGGGGCGAAGCTCTCGACCATGGGCATGGTCAAGCCTCCCGCTTCGTGGTGGAGCGCTTCGGGCCGCGGGGCGCGTTGCCCGCAGGCTGCTGCGGCTCGGCGACGACAGGCTCAGCGAGGTTGCGCGGCAGCTCGCCGTCGAGCTCGAACACGGCCCCAGGCTTGAAGTCGAAGGGCATCAGCACGTTGCGGAAGCCATCGGCGGCCGGAAGCTCGACGAGGTGGCGCGCGTTGAACGCCTGCTCGTCGTTGAGCTTCACGCGGTCACCGACTCTCACGGTGACCTTGCTGACGGCCCGGTAGATCACAGGACGGTCCCAGCGTCAGGCCATCGTCACGTAGCAGGCACGCTGCCAGTAGCCGTAGCCGACACCGCGCCAGGCGTCGATGCCGAACTGCCAGGCGTCGTTGTCGAACTCGAACTCGCTGCCCTCGGCCTTGGCCTTGAGCTCGACCTCCTGCTCGGTCTGGCGGATCAGGCCCTTGATGGGGCTGTCGGTGCGCCAGACGGCGAAGCTGTCGGTCCAAGTCAGCCGCGTGTTCATCGCCACGTTCACGCGGAAGTTCGCGATCAGGTTGGCGTTCAGGTTCTGCTGCAAAGCCATGGTGGTCATGGTCGCGGTGGCGGCGACGGCGACCATGTACAGGCTGGCCGGCACCATCACGAGGAACTCGCGGGCGTTCTCGTTCATCGGCTCGCCGCGGTCGTCCTTGAAGGTCAGGATCTGCGTGATCCCGGCCAGGATGGACTGCTGCATTTCCTCGACCGACGGAGCGGTCACCGAGCCGTGGACGGCAGCCGGCAGCGCGCTGATGTCGACGCTGATGTCGTTGCTCTGGCTGCCCGAGTCGCCCTCGGAGTGGTCGGTGTCGAAAAAGAACTGGCCGTCGTAGCACGCGGTGGACGGTGCGGCCAGGATCAAGGTCGACAGCAGGCTGGCCCAGTGAGTGACCGCGCGGTCAGCGAACTCCATCACGCGCGCCTGGATCTGGGGGGTCTTGTCGCGCCGCGCGTCGCGCTTCGCGATCTCGATCGTCGCCTCATAGTGCTTGTTGACGATCGTCAGGCCCTGGCCGTTGAAGCCCTTCGCCTGGCGTTCGCCGACCCACTCGCGCATGGCGGGCGACTGGCCGAGGAAGTTGTAGGTCTCGCTGGCCTGGTCGCTGGCGAACAGGTTGGAGACGCCGCCCATCCAGGCCAGACCGGGGTCGGTCTCCAGGCGGGCGAAGTACATGCCCATGATGGCACGGCTCGAGAGGGCAGATTGGTCCATGTTCGCGTTCCTCGGGTGAGCTGGTCAGGGTCGGTGGATCAGGCCTCGCGAGCCCATGTGCCGCGCAGCTCGGTGACTGCGTAGCCGTCGGCGTCGCCGAAGTCCAGCGTGACGAAGTCGCCCCGGCGCTGCGTGGCCTTGGTCAGGATCAGGTCCTTGTTGTCGGCGCCGGAGATGTCGGGGCCGAGAATCATGTCGGCCGCCTGCGGGCTGATCGTCACCGCCGTGGTGCCGAACGCGCCGACCGCCAGGATGGTGATGCCGTTGAGACCGTCGGCGATGGCCGGCAGCGTCAGGGCGTCGCCGTCACCGTCGGCCGTCACGCAGAACAGCTTGCCGGTGTCCTGTGCGTCGAAGGTCTTCGTGCCGGTCAGCTCTTCGCGCATCGTCTTGTGGGCCCACGGGTCCTTGAAGCCCAGCGCGTCGAACTCGACCACCACCACGCCGGAGCTGACGTAGCGCTTCACGAAGCCGATGAAGACACCGCCCACCGGGCTGAAGACGAACGTGTCGTCGTCGGTGGCGTAGATCGGCTGGCCGACGTCGGTGGCGAGTGCGCCGCTGACGGAGAGCACCACCTGGCCGGCGTCGATCAGATCGACGTTGATGGCTGCCGCAGCGCCGGCGCTGTTGTCGGCCTTGCGCTCGGCGAAGCCGACGAACTCGTCGCCAGCAGCCAGCGGCCGGGCGTGGCCGGTGCCGACCACCATGCCGACCGCTGCGCCCTCGTAGATGATGTCCGACGCGATGACCGGCAGGGCGTTGGTGCGGCCCACGCCGTAGGTGCGCGGCTTGTTGACGGAAAGCGTGGTCATATGGGGACTCCTTCGGAGGGGGTCAGGCGGCCAGGCGGCCGGTCAGAACGCGGACCTTGCCGGCCTGGGCGGCGCGGGTGTAGGCGGTGAAGTCGGCGAGGCTGGTGAACTCGGCGCGGACTGCGGCGTCGCCGTCCCACTTGGCTTTGCAGCGGTCCTCGAGCGACTTGCTCGTATCGGCCATCGGGTCGGGCTGCGTGGCCTCGATCGCAGGCGCGGCGGCCGGTGCGGCGGGCTTGGGCGCATCC